TACTTTATCGGTCATGTGATGTTATCCTTTGATTTCCATTAGTGTGATTGCATTTTGCATAGCAGAGTGGTGATAATAAAACGTACCCGCACTTACTTTTGCTTTAATGCGATAGGTTAGTTCACTAGTTGAAGATGGGCTATCTTCTGCTTGTAAACTTAATGGCCCTTTGTAAAATGATGAAGTTGCTACATTCAAAGGCTCAGTAACTTGGGTTGAATCTCTAAATACGGCTAAATTATTAGTTACACTTGCTTGTGATTGTGAGCCTACAGTTGCAATTACTAAAATCTTACTATTAGTAGATGTTGGTGTAATAGTCATAACTAAGCCTGTGTTTACATAGCTAGTGCTAGTTGTACTAGAGTTGCCAGACGGAATGTAATTTTGAGTTTTAACTTGTAACACACTACCCACTGGCATCTGAGCAGCAGTCAACTGAGGCACACTAGCACTCGTCATACCAGACAACTGGTTCGTCAGGGCAATCGTGCCAGAGCCTGAGACTGTTTCAAGAACGTCTGTTTTTAATTTAGAGGTCATCCTGCAATCTCCATTAGTGTGATTGATGCTCCAAATACTCTTGCATAAGTACCCGCTTCCCATCTGTAATAAAGTTGATATGTTAAGGCACTTGTAGTAGAAGGGGAGTCTAAGTAGTTAATTGTTGAAGCAGCTCCATTAATTCCTCCTGAAGTCCCATAGTCATACATTCTTGACGGAACGCTTCTTGAGAGTGCTACTCCATTTTTATATATTATCTGTCTTTGTTCAGCATTAGCCCCAGAATTGTTATATGGTGAAACTGCTGCTTCCATCAACACTAATATTTTACTGGTAGTGCTTGTTGGTGTTATTGTTGCGTTAGACCCACTATAGTTCTGGTAAGTTGATGATGTAGTTTCTTCGGCACTTGTGCCTGTTGCTTGAACCACCTGCAACACACTACCACTGGGCATCGTCACGTTACCCTGTGACTTCAAATCAAGTGTCTTCCCTGCTGCAATCTTAATCACCTCACCGCTAGGGTGGGATAACTCTTTTAATTCTAATGTACTCATACAATGCTCCAAGTACCATTCAAGGTTACTGTGTATCCATCAGCAATCGTTATCGGCCCTGCTGACATACCATTGCTTGTTGCAGGTATGGTAATGTTCTCACTGATCGTTAAAGCGTTAGTTCTAATAATACTTGCAGCACCTAAGCTAGGCCCACCGAGAGCAACAGAACTATTAATCTTAGCTGCTGTGACGCTTCCGTCCTCTAGGTCGCTTGTACCTACAGACTCGTATGCGTTGACGTTACCTATGTAAGCCATCTATATCTCCCTATGCAATCTCTAGTATGCTGGCAAAGACTTCTAAGTCTCCAGCTACTGAGGATGTAAGACCAAGTATGTCACCAGCTTCTAAGTTAATGGGCTTGTCCATTAGTAACGTAGCATCTGCTGGTACTGGAACAGTCTTACAGATGTGGCGATAGGTTGTGCCTCCGTCTACTGTGACTTCCACAGTTACATCTGCATCATTGACACCATCAATATTAGAGATGTATAAAGCATGGATTACTGATTGTGTGTTAGCTGGTGCTGTGTATAACGTAGTGCGTGATGTGCCTATAGCAACACCAGCGTTCTTAAATGTATTAGCCATTGTTAGCCTCCTAGTGCTATTGCCATTGCTACGGAAGCACCAATGGGATCATATACTGTTGATAGATTGTTAACTGAAGTAGTTGAAGCTTTAGCATCTAGTGCTGTTTGTAGTCCTGTAATGACAGAGATAGCATGGTTAGTTGGGTGTGAATAGTTGGTAGCATTAGCTGCTATACCATCTAGCTTAGTACCATCAGTAGCTACATCACGCCCATCAAATGTACTGTTAGTCGTGATTGGCCCTGTCATTGCACCGCCAGCTAAGGGTAGCTTGTTCGCTGCTGCTGCCGCACTGTTGGCTGCGTTAGTGGCTGATGTAGCTGCCTCACTTGCTTTAGTGGTTGCAGTTGTGGCATCTGCATCTGTGCTTACTGCGTCTGCTGCTGTAGCTATGCGATCTAATGCTGTTTGTACTTTATCAGCCTCTGCCAACACTACGTCAGCATTAGTAAGAACTACGTCTGCGTGTGTTAAGACTACATCTGCATGAGTTAGGACTACATCTGCGTTTGTAAGAGCTAGGTCGGCTGTTACAGCGTTCTCACTGGTTAAGGCATTAGATGCACTGGTAGCTGCCTCAGAAGCTTTAGTCGTAGCTGTAGACGCTGATGCGGAGGCTTCGGATGCCTTAGTGGTTGCTGTGGATGCTTGTGTAGTTGCTGTGGATGCTTGTGTAGAAGCTGTGGAGGCACTAGAGGCAGCAGCGGTTGCGCTGTTAGCTGCATTAGTTGCTTGTGTAGAAGCTGTAGATGCTGATGTGGATGCCTCAGAAGCTTTAGTCGTAGCTGTAGATGCTGACGTTGAAGCTGCTGTAGCGGAATTGGAGGCATTGACTGCCTGTTGTGTTACTTCATTAAGAGTGGCGTCTTGGGTTGAATCCCCTGAGCCGCCTGTTCCACGGAATATAGCCATCTTATGTACACCACTTAGAAATTAAAAGAAAATAAAAGGGAACCGCAGTTCCCCTTTAGTGTCACTAGCAGTGATTAGCCGTTTACAGCCATCATAAAGCCAGTCTCAGGACGTAATACCTGAGTGCCGTACAAGCGATCAGCAGTGTACAAGGTTCCTAAGAACTCTTGCTTGTACTGAGTCTGTGAACGTACACCTTGCTGTTCTGCAAGTACCATAGTGTCCTTATGACACAACATAGCACCACGGATTTGACCGCCAGCAGAGTTCTCAGAAGCAGTCTCAAGAACAGGAGCGTTAGTAGATACCATAATGTCGATACCATACAGCTCACCGATCTTACCATTCACAGTGCCTTGACCATTAACAAAGTCAGAGCTAACGTAACGATCAATACCCATGATAGCATTACGTAGTGAAGGTGGGATAACTAACGAGCGTCCATCCATAGGGGTGTCTGCATCGTCCATCTTCTGTACCATGTCACGGAAGAAAGCATCGGTAAATAAGTCACCAACAACCATCTGGTCAACAGCGTAAGCCGTAGTACCTGTAGATGCGTCATTGTAGAACGTAGCACTGGTTACAAAGTTAGAACCATCACCATCACCGAAAGACTTACCAAGCACAAACAAGTCATCATCTACTTGCTTACCTAGGGCATAGCCAGCATCACCAGTATAGAACTGACGTAGTGAAGCAAGTGCTTGTACGTTAGTAATATCTTCAATCATGCGTGAGTATTCAAAGTGCTTGTTAATGGTGACTAGAACTTCACCCTCTGTAGCGTTTTGAATAGTTACTGCTGTGTTTTCAGCCTTAGCTGACGCAACACCACGGGTAGGCTTAGGGATATGAATAGTATCGCCTTTCTTACCTTGCATTGCAATCTTCTTGACCAGAGGTGCAAGAACTAAAGTTTTCTCATATGCTGCAATTACTTCATCTGACCAAATCTCGGGGATGAATGTTGCTGCTGAGGTGTTATCTACCATACCGCCTGTTGCGGGATATACGGAAGTAGCCATTTTAAATTTCTCTCTATATTAGGTTATTTGACCCTCTTTTCAGCGTATGCTTTTTGAATATCATCTGAAAGAGCTAAGTAGCGTTCTGGGTCTGTTTTCATTAGTTTAATAATATCAGCTCGTCTATAGATTTTCTTGGAAGTGCTTGAGTCGGGATTGCCACGTGTGTAGCCATTCGACCCTTGGTTGACAGCCTGTTGCCTACCTTCTTTCTCAGACTTCAATGTTTGATTGATAGCACCTGAGCGATCTTTCCATAAAGAGAAAAGTTCATTAGCTGCTTCCATGTCAAAATGTTGGTCTGCCTGTACAAACATACGTGTCCTTACGGGTGAGGCTTGAATCCACTCAGCGAACTTGGGGTCTTTTACAATCTCAGGTATCTCTGGGTGATCTTTCTGTAGTACAGCCATTGAGGTTTGCTGTTTATAAGCTCTCGTTGACTCTTCTGCTGCCTTTACCGATGGGTGATTATTAATCGCACGTTCTATTGCTTTCTCAGGGTCAGAATAAAAATCTATGTCTTCATCTGTTTCGCTTGCTCCTTGTGCTGCTGGAGTTTGCGAGTCGAGTTGTGTGTTGATATAGCTATCGACTACTTTACGTAAGTCACCTACTTCTGAGCTTTGGCGACCTAGGAGCTTTTCAGCTTCTTGGTGCATCCTTACTACATCTTCAAGTGATTTACCATTGTACTTATCAGGGACTGCCTCAGGTTCATTTGACGCTTGGGTTACCTCTTGCGGAGGTTCCACAGTGCCTTGTGTATCTTGAGCCATGTCGTCTAAACTATCAAAACGCTCGGATTGTAATTCCTCGTCTTCAAGGATAACTGCTGCCATATTAAACTCCGTACCTTAGTATTATGGAGAGGGATTGAAAATGAAAGCTTCCTAGGATTAGGAGTTAACTTTCTCTGCTTGCACTCTGCCTCGCTCATGGTCTTTAACCCACTTTAGAGTTGCTCCAGCAAAGTCGCCAGAGAAAGGTTCTAAAGAAGAACGGGGAGAGGAAAGTTGTCTGGTTGCTATGGCGTCACATGACTTACATTTCTGTGTGTCAGGTGAGCCTTTAACCATGTGTTCATTTAAGTGACCTAGTGTGCATTTGTAA